CAGAGGAGTAGTTGCTGTAGCAAAGGCTGTATGGAATGCTATTAAGTTTGCTGCTATTGCTGTATGGGGTGCCATTGTGGCATATGTAAGATTTAATATTGCTATAATAAAAGCTATATTCAGAGGGATATTGATAGTGGCTAGAATGGTATGGAACGGAATTAAAGTTTCTGCAGCTAACGCATGGAATGCTATTAAGTCAGGAATTACAGCAGTACAGGGAGTATTTACCGGGGCATGGAATACAATAAAAAGTATTGCACTGGGAGTCTGGGACAGTATTAAAAGTGGATTTTCAGGCATGATAGATGGAGTAAAAAGTATACTGAATAAAGTAGTGACATATTTTGGTGACAAGTTTAATGAAATCAAGACTAAAGCCCAAAATTTACCATTAATTGGAGGACTTTTTGGAAAAAACTATACTGGAACTAACTATTGGTCTGGTGGACTTACTACTGTTGCCGAGCGTGGGGCAGAAATGATTAAGATACCAGGACAGCCAGCGTTTCTTGCCGAACATGAAATGTTACTGAATCTTCCGAGGGGTACTCAGATTTTAAATAATAGTCAAACAAGAAGTACTTTGAGAGAAGGAGTAACTAAGCTTAAAAATAAGGTTGCTGGATTAAGTGGAAATAGTTCTGCAAATGTTGGTGGCGATATTATCCATATTCATATAAATGGGGGTAATAATAATTCCTTAGAAATAGCAAAAGAAGTTGAAAGAATACTTAAGGAACGTGATAACAGAAAAAGAAGGGTGGCGTTTGGATAATGAAGACAAAAGTATACAGAACAGTCAGCGGAGATACGTGGGATCTGATAGCTTATAAAATTTATGGAAATGAAAAATATTTTCATAGATTAATAAAAAATAATCTAAATTTAATAGATATATCAATATTTCCTGCGGATATTCCTGTTATTATTCCTGATTTTATTGAAGAACTGGAACAGGAAATTGAAGAAAGCAAATTGCCACCTTGGAAAAGAGGTAAATAATGCCATTAGCAAGAGGAATAAAAGTAATAGTGATATTTAACGGGGTGGATATATCTGAAGATATAGCTCATTCCATATCTTCTCTTAACTACACTGACAACAGTAAGAATGCTATAGATGACTTAGAATTGGAACTGGAAAATATGGATTATCGTTGGCTTAAGGAATGGTATCCGGATGAAAATGCTCAGTTAATAGTCGGAATATACGAGGATAACGGAAAAGACGGAAGTTTTTTGGATATTGGAACATTTTATATTGATGAGCCAACATTTGATAATGATAGGTTAAATTTAAAATGTATAGCTATCCCGTTAGATGGAAATATAAGGGATCAGAAAAATACTAAAGCTTGGGAAATGATTACATTAAAAGAATTGGTAACACAGATTGCAGCACAGCATGAAATGAATGTAGAAATTCATGCAGGTAATGAATACTATAAAAGGCTTGATCAGGAGAATGAAACTGATTTGGCTTTTATAGACAGAGTTATCAAAGAAACTGGACTAAGCATGAAAATATCTGATGACACAATAATAATATTTGATGATGACAATATAAAAGATAATGACGCAATCGAAAAATTTAATATCCGTGATAGCAGAATCCGTAGTTTTAGCTTGAAAAAGAAAAATAAAGGAATATATGACAAAGTCGAAGTTTCATATTATGATCCTGATAAAAAGAAATTAATCAGGGAAGTAATGACAAAAGAGGAGCTTGAAAAACGGAATGAGGTGAAAACTGATGCCTGATATTTCTTATGCAGAATTTAAAAAACAGAATGGAAAAAAGTCTTCCGGGTATAAAAAAGCTAAAGCAAAACTCAAAGAAAAAGCGGATAAGAAAGGAAAAAGAAGTAAAAAGGAAAAAGTAAAAAAGATAAAAACTAAGGGGAAGTCAGACCCGAAAAAAGTGGCCAAAAAGACTTTAAAGGAAAATTTGAAACAAGAGTATCAGGTTACTTTGACCGTTGACGGAAGTACTAAATACATGGCTGGAATGACTATAGATTTAGATGAAAGTTGGGGCAAATTTGAAGGAAAGTATGTGATTGATAAAGTTAAGCATGACATCACAGGAGATTATTCATGTGAACTTGAGTGCTTGAAAGTTGGAGCGAGGGAACATGCTGAGCAGAATGCCAAGGTTCAGACTAAAGAAGAACAAAAGAAAAAAGAAGCAGAAAAAGAAAGAAAAAAAGCTGCAAAAAAATCTAGTAAAAAGAATAAGAAAAGTAACAGTAATAAGAACAGTAAAAATACTAAGGCAAGTAATAAATCAAGTAGTAAAAATAATCCAACTAATAGAAAAATGAGCAGGTAGAAAGGAGTTAAAATGTTTGAAATATTAAAGGCTGGAGAAGTAAGTGCAATAGATTATAAGACAGGAAAAGTAAGAGTACTTTTTTCTGCCGGTGACGATAAAACAAGTGACTGGCTTAACATTTTAGTTCCTTTTTCTGAAAGTCATTCTGATAACTATATGCTTAGTATCGGTCAAACAGTCTACTGTTTATTTTTTCCTGAAATGATGGAGCAGGGAGTGGTAATTGGATGTCCAATGCGAGGTAGTTCTGATAATGAAAATGAAGTAAAGAGAACATTTTCTGATGGTGGGTTTTACAGTTATGACAACGGAGTTTTAACTTTAAATCCAGTTTCAAAAGTTGTAATTAACGCAAATACTGAAATAAATGGAAATTTAACTGTATCTGGGACGACAATCACTGGAGGAAATATCAATCTTAATACTCACACTCATAGCGGAGTTACTGCAGGTGGAGATAAGACAGGAGGTCCGCAATGATAGGAAGCTTTGGAGACATAATTTTTGAAATATCCGACAAAAAAGTAGTTTCTTTGAATAATGAAATTAGCAGAAGCTATAAATCTAAAGTGTCGGAGCATAATCCAATATACGGTCCGGGTATGTTAAGACATCAGGGACGTGAACTAATAGAAGTAAGTTTTGGAATTTCTTTAGTTTCAACATTATTACCTGATTCCTCTCCAGTTGAAGAATTAGATAAAATAAAAACCATGTGGGAATTTGGAGAATATGGTTATTTAACATTCGGAGGGCAGACCTTCGGGGCTTTCCCTTTTTTGATAGTAGATATGAACGAAAAAAATTCATATTTTAACAAAAAGACTTCCAGTTTTGATGTCATAAATTTGGAATTGACACTAAAAGAATATATAGACAATCCAAAACTGTATAATCAGATAATAGAACAGCTAAAAGCTCAAAAAAAAGAACAGGAAAAACTGGCAGAAGCTGAAGTTGAAAATGTTCAGGAAGAACAGAAAACAAAATTGGATCAGCTAAAAGACAGTATAAATAAGGCGACCGAAAAAATTGATAAGGCGTTAGAAAAAATAGAAAATAAAAAAAATGAAATATTAGAAAAGCTGGAACAGATTAAAAAGGATTATAAAGTACATGAATTCATGAATTTATTACGAGCCGGACTGATTACTGCAGATAAAATAAAAGAAATGACAGAGTACAGCAAGACTATGAAATCGGAAACAGATAGACAGATATTACTTAATGTAATAAGAAACTATTTAGGAGGTATTTAATGATATATGTGACATCAGATCAGGAAATAAATTATTCTCCTAAAAATTTAGTTGAAGAAGTTACTACAAATGTCGGAATGCTTTTAAGAGTGTACAAAGAGGAACAGCCACTCAACCGTGATTTTAGTTTTGATAGTGACTTGATAGATAAAAATATAAATGTAGTTGAAAATAGAATAATGTCTCAGTTGCTTGAAACATTCAGAAAGTATGAGCCACGAGCTTTACTTAAAACTACACAGATAACAATGAAAGACAAGTACAGAAATGAATTTGAAATTACACTAGGAATCGAGGTGATAGAGATTGAGTGATTTTGAAGATTATGAAGTAATAGATTCAGATGCATGGGAAATAAAAAGAGATATGATAGACAAGTTTCAGGAACTGAGCGGAAGAACTCTGACTGAAGCAAGTCCGGAAACTTTAATATTTGGAACTGTGGCATATCAGTTAGCTTTACTGGAAGAGAAATATAACGACGACATTAAGCAGAATTATTTAAGATATGCCAGAAATGAAAGGCTTGACCTGAAGGGAGAAATCTACGGGAACAGAGGGAAAAGGCTTGTAGAACAACCTGCAATTGCAACATTTAGATTTTATATATCTTCGATACAGGCAACCGATATAGTTATCTCGAAGGGCTCAAGAATACGTTACAATGAGCTTTATTTTGAAACTAACGAGGAATACAAAATATTGAAAGGAAATCTGTCAGTAGACGGAAAAGCCACATGTAATAAAGTAGGAACGGTCGGGAATGGGATTCCTGTTGGACAGATAAAGGATATGGTGGACATTTATCCGAATTATTCAAAAGTAGAAAATATTACGGAAAGTAATTCCGGAACAAATGAAGAAGTAGATGAAAGTTACAGGGAAAGAATAAGGGAAATTCCTGAAAGCTTTACCACAGCTGGAAGTTCTGGAGCTTATACTTTCTGGAGTAAGACGGCAAGTACAAATATTATTGATGTCAAAGTTCATTCACCATCGGCAACTAATGTGGATGTCTATATTTGGACTGACACAGGCACAGTAAGTCAGGAACTTAAGGAAAAAGTAAAGGCAATACTCAATGAAGAAAATGTAAGACCACTAACTGACAATGTAAATATTAAAGAGCCAAACAAAATCAATTATTCTATAGATTTTGATTATTATATCGATAAAGATAATGAAACTCTTGTAAATATAATAAAAACTTATTCTTCTAAAATACTTGATAAAGAAATTTATATTCAAGGAGCTGATGCAGGTTTACATTTAGTGATTAAATTAGATAAGAAAATTAATGAAAAAGAATTTTTGAAAGAATGTTTAGAAAATTCT